CAATGTTGATAGATATCCAAAATGTATCAAGTTGATAGAAATTGGAGGCTTATCAGCATTGATAGATATCCAAAAGATATCAATGTTGATAGAAATTGGAGTCATATCAAGTTGATAGAAATTGGAGTCATATCAATGTTGATAGAAATTGGAGTCATATCAAGTTGATAGAAATTAGAGTCATATCAATGTTGATAGAAATTGGAGTCATATCAAGTTGATAGATTGGAGTCATATCAAGTTGATAGAAATTGGAGGCTTATCAGCATTGATAGATATCCAAAAGATATCACTGTTGATAGATATCCAAAAGATATCACTGTTGATAGATATCCAAAAGATATCACTGTTGATAGAAATTGGAGTCATATCAATGTTGATAAATATTCAATACATATTCGTGGAGATAGAAATTGGAGTCGTATCAGCATTGATAAATATCCAATACATATCAGTGTTGATAAATATTCAATACATATTCGTGGAAATAGAAAGAAATGAGAGTCGTATCAACATGAATAAAGATCCAATACATATCAACATTGATAGATTTTGGATTGATATCAGTGTTGATAGAAATGAGAGTCGTATCAGCATGAATAATATCGAAATCGTATTCTGGAAATAGAAATGAGAGTCGTATTTCCAGAAATAAATATTCAAATCGTATTTCTGGAAATAGATGATTAATGTCAATAGTAACCAGCTAAGATAAACAGATAAATATCAACAAGAATGGATTCGATTTTCACAGAGGTCGAGGAAATTATATAACTAATAGATACCGGTTTGCAGTTGCCAAAGTGAGGGGTGTCCTTTAATGCGATGATAGACGAAGGGCATTATGGAGGGGTCTTCATAGAGTTTAGGAGTGTTGGGGACTTCCTTTTCGAGGAAGGACATAAGTTTGGTGTCGGATAGGGGTTCGATGATTTGACTTATTCTGGCTTCGAGTTCACTCATCTTGGTATGTAATTCACTTGTACTGGTATGGGATTTACTTGTTGGAGTCTTAGTTCGACGCCAGGTTGCACTTTCGAAGAACTTCTTAAGATATCCGAATCGTATTGTTGTTCCCGAGAAGTCATCCGCAAAGATCATTCGAGAAATATTGGTCCGGATAAATGGAAGAAGATCTTTGTAAGATAGGTTAATACTTCCAGGTAAGATTTCTTCGGTTTCTTTGTCTAAGGGGATGAATTGATATCCAACAAAGCCATTGATGTTGGGAGAGAGGAAGTCAAGGATATGTGGAAGAAGCATGTCATCGTCGTCGAGAAAGATGACCCAATCATTGTCGGAGAGGGGTTGTTCTTGGGTTAAGAGTTCGATGTGTTGGAATTGAGACAGAGGTTTATCTCGGAGAATGACTTCGGAGTCGATATGGTACAGTTCCTTTGCTAGATGGAGAAGATTTAAAATGAGGTTCAGATCTTTGTTAGTCGTGATGGATATTACGAGTTTGAGGGGTTTTCCCAAAGCGATAACGCTTAATATCGCGTTGTACAGATAGGTGACTCCTTCCTCTGTGGTCAAGACTGATGAGGTCCAGATGTTGATCGAAATTTTAACTGAAAAGATGACAGGATTCTATTCTTCTTCCGAAGAATAGAATTAAAGATTTCAATAGAGATAATGAGAAGGATGTTGAGTTGAAGGAATTTGGAATGGGAATTAAGCGGTGGTGTCACGGGCAAGGAGTTGACCACGGGCGAGACCTTGGGAGAAGGCGTTAGTTCCGAAGATTTGACAGTAGACTTCACCACGGCGGATGCCATCGAGAAGGCTTGCGATGGTGTTAAAAGCGGCCTGACCATTGGGGGAGGTGACGGGGTTAATGTTAGTATTGGTGAGAGTTCCTTGGGAGATGACGCCATTGGACGTGACTTGAGCGACGATGGGAGTGACGCCGGGGAGTCCAGAAGTGAGGGGTGCTCCGGCGTTAAAGAGAGGGACAATGAGGGGGCCATTTTGGAAGGGACGTCCGGCGAAGAGTCCAGCACTGGTGACGAAGAGACTTCCGGGGACGGAAGAGAGGGGGAGTCCGAAGACTTCGAGACGATATCGAGCGAAGGAGAAGTCTCGACTGAACTTGATACGGAAGCGACCGAGAATTCGAGGGAGAGGGGCGGTTTGGACTTGGGAGAAAGGGATGAAAGCGGTTCCGGAGGGAATGAGAACTTGTTCAAAGGAGAGGAGGGCTTCGAAGGATCGTTCAATTGGTTTAATAGACGAATCGGTTGGACAACACGGCATTTTTAAAAGAAGAAGAAAAAAAAAGAAATGGATAACTTGGGAAGATTAAGTGAAAGGAATGGAAGTTTTAAATTAACGTTGACGGCGGCGTCGGAAACGGATAAAGAGGAAGATTCCGAGACCGACGAGAGCGAGGAAGAAGAGGATTCCGATAATTAGGAGTGTGGGCCAGATAGAGAAACCTGTCGTTGAAGGAGTTGAAGGAGTTGAAGGAGGACGGGGAGGTGGAAGTGGGGGTCCATCTGGAGGACGTCCTTGATCGAAGTTACAGTTGATGGCTTGTTGAAAGACAGTGTTTTCGATTTTACCTCCTTTTTGTGAGACGATATCTGAGACTTGTTGACAAAGTTGGATATTACAATGTTTCAGGCCCTCAATGTAGGTATCTGTGATAAGATATAGGGATTCAATTTGACACGGTTTCCACCAACAGGCGTCGGAACCGGGATTGGTATTTGATACGCCAGTTTTACTTAACTTATATACTGGATTTCGAACTCGTTGAAGACATCCACAGTCAGGATTGTCTGGAAATTTTGAGCAGTAGTTGTCCATGGCTGCGTTAACATTGCCCACAGTTTTTCTAGCACGGGCCTGTTGAACCCAGGTACGACAGACTTCACCGTATCCATCCGTGGCGACGAAACGAGAACAGATACCAGTGGGGCCCGTGGCGCCGATATTAGGATAAGGTGGGCAATTGGTGGAGGTCTGAGAACAGAAATAGGGCATAATAATGGAGTCGTAACTGGCAATGGTTTTGTCTTTATTGTTCCATGGAGTGTTGAGCCATGTCTTGATGTCTTCAGGTTTTTGGAACTGGTTTCGATCATACGTACATTTAACTAAGAAGGAGCCCGTATTTTTGGTAGTCTTATACGAATTTGGGTCATCCCACTCAATAGCGAGAGGATGAGTTCCACCGATATTGGGACAGACGCTTGGATCGAGGCCGTTATTACATGTGGTTCGGTTTGACGCATTGCAGTTTGGAATAGTACCACTGACAGTTTGTCCGGATAGATTAGGAATGGGAGGACCGAGGATCTTAGCACTGGACATGAGGTCATTAAAATCATATTGTCGAAGGTCGGGGATGCTTAGACCATTTGAACCACCGGAAAAGGTCACGGTTCTTCCTGAGTAATTTGGGTGTTCATAAAGTGTGACAATAGCATTAGGTGCAACCATGAGAGAGGTAAGCCAATCATTGGGGAAACCACTTTGGCCATCTCGGAAATCCGGGATGTTACGAGGAGAGGGTATACTGAGGTAAGGTTGTGTCCGTCCGTTAACATTAAAACCTCCTTGGAAGTTATCATCGACCCAGAAACGGGCCAGGTTACCCTCGAGAGAAGCTATTCCCGCCCGCTCAACACGAAGACTTGAAAGGCGGTCATCCCAACCGACGTCCTTAAGATTAGGAATTGTTTGTCCTTGTGTTCCGCCATTGACGACATATTGATCTCCATCATACTCTTCCTTTGAGAAGAGGACTACCGAATAACCCGGGGAAACGCGAATTGCCGAAGCCCAGTTTTCGGGGAAGGGATAAGCAGGAGTACCAAGCTTTGGAAATGAAGCCGGCCCTCGGAATTCGATAGTACTGTCGGGGGTATCATCACCGAATGGCTCAGAATGTATGGTAACGATAGGAGTTCCAGGTGCACTCAGTCGATAGCTACTCAATTTGCCACTAATTTTCCCAAGGTCAGATGAGGTGATAGTTCTACCACTTGATCCTCCGGAGAAAGACTTTGATTCACCTTTGTATTCGTAGTCTTCATACACAGTGATATTTACATTGGGACCGATACATATCGATTTAATTTTGTTATCTGGAATTCCGATTTCAGGGAGTCTTGTGATTTGGCCTGCATAATTAATGCTATATGCCTTTCCAGCTCGATTGTCACCTTCATAAAATATGGCTAGACTACCATAACATGCTACAATGTTTCGAGACACCTCTTGACAACCTGGATTTGAAGGATTATCATTACAAAAACTTGCACATGCGGAAGAGAGCTTTATTGCACAAAATTTGGCATAACGTGACTGACAATATATATTGGACGGATTATTATTACAGAACGTATTACATGTAGAAGTGGGCATTTTCAATATTGATTCAAACATACAGTCCCTTTCACTTAAACTAGTCATAAAGAAAGAGTCTATTTTAGATATCGTAAATATTTATGTCAACATTATCCAAGATATGATAATTCCAACGAAAAGAACTAAAAGTATCACCATACAGGGACTTGTTATGGAATAGTGGTGGTTGGAAGAGGGAGTCAAGTTCTTAAGATGTCGGAATTGGAAACTTCCTTGAAAGGAGTCTGGCACATTGTTTATGTCGCATTTTCCAAGAGCGGTCATTTTACGTCCCTGATAGTTTTCCCGTTCATATAATGTTAAGATGAAGTTGGCGTCATTAATCTTAAACGAACCGATCTTATTCATTTGGGGAAGGGAGATGGGACTGTTGTAGCACCATGTTTTTCCTTGAAAGTTGGGTTGTTCCCAGAGTTGAAGTATAGAGTCATGGCATGACATTTTTTCTATCACGTGCAAGATTTTTCTTGCATGTGAGACGTTGTTTGGAAATTTTAATTGGAGGAGATTAGCGACGAGCGAGAAGAAGGATTAAGAAAACGATAATAAGGATAATGATAAATATCCAGAACCAGTTATTAGTTACGTGATAGTTAAGATTGTTTCCTGATGGGTTAGGACTTTGAGGAGTATTGGAGGGAGGAATGACAGAGGGAGGAATAACAGATGGAGGAGTATCGGAGGAAGGAATATTGGATGTGGGAAGAATACGGGCACTACTGGCACGATCATTGAAGTCATTAAGGGAGGTTAGATGAGCTGGACCGTCAATGCGGAAAGAGGCACCGTCAAAGTTTTCATTTTCATAGAGGATGATGGTGATACCGGGGGCAACCTTAATTGAGGAGAGACTTCGGAGAGGAAAACCGACATCATTAAAGGATGAGATATCTTGGATTTGAGTGATAGGGACGGAGGTACCACGGAAGTTATCATCCGTGTAGATAATGACGATGGGACAATCTTTCCAAGCGCCATTAAAGTTGAAGTTGGGAAGACAGGGGATGCCATGATCATTCGAGGGAGGAGAGAAAGAGTTAATATCTTCCGGGGAGGGAGTGTCAAGACCCAGAGCGGGAGTTTGAGGTTCAGCTTGAAGGAGAGTGATAGGTTTCGAGAATATAGTAGCGACTTGACCTGATCTTGATACAATAATACTGCTGATTCGATTTTTGATGACTGGATGAAGATCTTTAGATTCATATTCACCCTCTATGGTAAATTTCTTTCCTTTAAATTCATAATCTTCATAAAGGTCAACTTTGACTCCTGGAGCGACTTTGATTGATTGTAGAGCATCATTGGGAAATCCAATTCTATCGATTACGGGATAATGTCCAAATTCATAAATGGGACGCCGTGTGCCCCTAAATTCGGTTTGCGAATATAATACAGCGAGTGGCATTCGTTCAACTTTAATACTGCTGGTTTTATTGTTGAAGTTTCCAAGTTTATTGTATAATATTGGACCTACTATTTGCATGGAATCTCCTTGAAAACTATAATTTTCATAGAGGGTAACGATAACTCCTGGAGCGACTCTGATTGACTTTAGTTTATCATTGGGAAATCCGATATCATCGATTACGGGATAACGTCCAAATTCATAAATGGAAACTTTTTCGCCCTGAAGTTCTTCCCCCGGATATAAGTCAACGAGTGACGGTAGTAGAACTTTAATACTGCTGGTTTGATTATTGAAATTTAATGCGCCGAGGTCAGATATTTCGGTGGGACCATTTAATATTATGGAACGACCTTTAAATTCATAATGTTCATAAAGTTGAACTTCGACTTTTGGAGCGACTCTGATTGACTTTAGTTTATCATTGGGAAATCCAATATTATCGATTATGGGATACTCTCCAGGGGATCTAATTACAACCGGATTACTGTCACTATAACCGGTTTCTCGATATAATGTAACGAGTGCCATTATTTTATTTTAATAACAGTTAAGATAATATTATGAGAAAAAAACTCTCTTTCTATTTTTTTAAACTTAGGATCTTTTGGAATTTATTTTAAAAGTTCCAAAAGAGGAGACTTCTTTGGCGGAGTTGAGATTCATTTCTGTTTGATAGGAAGAAAAACCAATCCAGAAATGAGGATAATTATAAGAAGGACGAGAAAAATGGTGATCCAGAGAGGGACTGAAAAGTGTGACGAAAGACCGGAATGTTTTTGGAGACGTCGAAGAGTGGGAGAACATGTTGTGATCTCTCGGAGTCGTTTTTCGGTAAAGATTCGGTATTGGAGCTGTTTCTGGAAAATGGGAGAGATTTCATTACATACTTCACTGGAGCAGACTTGACTTGCTAAGTCGGACGTTACAAGGTGACTTTCCGGTTCTTGACATGGACGGTACCAACAGGCTGGACTTGCAGAGATAGCAGGACTTAACAAGTTAAAATCAGGGTTTGTGGATCTCTGAAGACATCGACAGTCAAGACTGTTCGGATAAGTGGTGCAATAATCTGTCATAGCACGGTCGGCGAGGAAGGGGTTTTCGTTTTTCCAGGTTCGACAGATTTCTCCATCACGTTCTGTCGACATAAAACGACTACATGATGGCATGGGACGACCTGTGATTGAGTTATTTCGACATGTCTTGACTCGTTGAGCGCAGAAATATGGTAGAATGACACCTCGAAGTTGTTCTTCACTGCCGGAGAGTTCACGCCACTTTTCGATATCGTCGAGAGAAGAAAACTGACTAACATGATAGGAGCAAGAAACTGGGACGCCGGTTAAACCGATACCTTGACGATTCATTTCAGGATTGTACCATTCGAAAGAGACAGGTCCCGTGCCTCCAAAGTCAGGACATACTAAGGGGTTTAACTTGGAACAGAGAGGTTGAGAGGTGGCAATACCTCCACAACATATCTGATTTTCATAATGCCAATCGGAGTTTTCACAGATTCCGCGAGGTGTTGAAGGACTATCTTTACAACTACAAGGTCCTGCGACATAAGATTCAAAGGGTGCATCTTGAAGAACTGTCAATGAAACGGTAGACATCGAAGCATTTGAATAGTGGGAAAATTTTTCCGAATGATTTTGAGAACTTGTTTTTGGAGAAAATTTTTGAGGACCTGTTTAAAATGGGACAAGATGAAGCCACGAATAGGGTTTCAATAACTACAAATGCTTTGTTGAGTGTTATGAATACAGCGGCACAGAAATGTACTAACCCTCTAACTCAGGAGCAGGTTAACAGTATTAGAGTGGCGGGAGCCGGATCTGTCTTACGAAATTCTACCATTCGAGCTGGACAGTCAGTAGTAGCAAATTTTTCATGTATTCAAGACTTTGAAAACAATCAAGATGTTAGGCAACAGCTTCAGAATCAGATTGATCAACAAACTCAGAGTATCATTGGATCTCTCAATCTCAGTCTGAAGTCAGCCGATGCCGAGAATATTTCGGAAATTGTGAGTAATCTTGCCACTGAAATTCAAGACAGTTATACTGGTACCTGTGTGTCGTCGGTCTTGCAAAAACAAGTTAATCCTATAGAAGTTGTAGATGGAGCAACGATTGATAATGTTATCTTTGATTTTGACCAGTCGATTCGATCAATGTCAGAATGTGTTCAAAATACAACGAATGTTCAGAAAGCTCAGCAAGAGTTGGAAAACTTACTACGACAGTTAGCCGAAACTCAGAGAAAAGGTATTTTCGATGAGATATTTGGAGCACTCTTCGGCAATATCGCCGGTATTATTATTTTTATCGTTGTTGTTATTGGAATTCTTGTAATTCTTGGTCTTGGAGGATTTTTCCTGATTCGCCTGTTAACTGCACGAAGGTCCAAGTCATAGTCTCATATCGTGGTTCAAGTTCGTGTGTTTCAGATAGGAGCTTTCTGGAAGAGAGTCGAATATCTTTGAAATAGTTGAACAGGTTAACTGTTCAGCTATTTCGTGTTGTGAATTAGTAGTTGCGGCGACGTTTATAGGTATTCTTTGGATACTTACGATAGTAGCCATACTTCTCTTTCTGTTTCTCGGAAGGACAGCTCATTGAGATATCACTTATCGTCGATGAAGGACAGGATGACTCCGTTGAATGGTATGACTGTCCTTTCATCTTCTTCTCCTCCTGCCAGAGGAGCCAGTTCTGAATGCCATCATCATTCGATTCCTGGCGCCAAATCTTATATTCCCCGGCAAAGTCATTGAGATGAGCATAGTTCTCATTGTTATACGTCTTCCACTTCTGGTAGGCTTTCCGGTCGTCTTTCGGGAGACCAAGTTGGTTACAGTGGAGGAGCCAGTCACAGTATCGGCGGAACTTGCAATAATCTTTGAGACTGGCCGTCTTTCGGAAACGGTTATATCTCTTCCGGTTTCGGTTCGACTTGGCAAAAGAGGAGAGGAGGTACTTCTTGTAGCCAGTCTTTTTGTACTTCTTCCAGGCCTTCCACTTCTTCCAAATTTCCTGATCAGAAAGGGTATAACAGCGCTTCCAGGAGACATAGTCATTATAATAGTAGTTGTCCTGATAGTGACGGACCCAGCATGAGTTTTTCCAGGAGGTGTAGGATTTAAGATTATCATAGTTATCCTCTCCCGCGACATGGTACCAGTCTAAAAACTTGCGAAGCTTGCAGTAAGTCTTATAGTCACAGTGGTCCTTCCAGGAGCGGTAGCGCGAGTCGAGTTTGGGCTCGTTATAGTTGATTTCCTGTTCTTTGGGAACGGGAATCTCACCTTGATTTCCGGGACACAAATCGAAAAAGCCTTTATATTTATTCCAGTCCGCCCCTGCGAATGGAACGAGAGGAGCTTGACCATTTGAGAAGTTCAGAGGACCTCGAAGAGGTGAAACATTAACACCATTATTCCAATCATGTGCAATGAGTTGAACACTGGAACATGCCATGTTTTGAATAGATGATGGAAAAAAAGTTTGCTTTTGTTCTTTCGACAAAAGAAAAAAAAAAGTTTTATTCTACCTTCCTTGTTGCAAGATTTCAAGATACATTGGAAGATCGGTCCAGTACCACGAAAAGATGTCTGTCTCTCTTTGAGTCTCCAGATGATCTTTTCTCTGAGTATTAATGTATTTTTGGTTATCCTGGAGAAGAGAAATGGCCTGATGAAGTCGTTTCGTCAGAACCTTCTGTTGACGCTTTTTCTCTTGAAGTCGGAAAAGAGTTTCACTATCTTCATAGAGAGAGGCGGCCCACTTGAGAACTTTTCGGGTCGATCGAATATACTCAGATAAGTCAGAGGCCGCTAAAACGGAAAAGACAGCTGTTGAATAGGTGTTCAAGAATGTGTCCGAAAAGAGATTTATCGATCCTGATATCATCCTGGGAATTCGAAGAGAAGTCAGACGTTGCTCGAGCTCCTGGCACATCTCATGAAGAGAGTTTTCAGTGGAAGTTCTCTCAAGAGAATAGTTAAAAGTTTTCAGTCTCTGATTACTTTCCTCGGTTCGGTTTTCATTTACGAGTCGCGTCATCTCGTCAAAGAGATCAAAGATACCTCCGAAGGAGAGAGGCACGTTAAGTCTTCGAAGAGTTATGTCGTCGGAAGAGAGACAGATGTCGGGACTCCGACATGAAAGAACAACTTTACCTGGTTGATCTTTAAGAAATGGACACGGGTACTCTTGACGAATAAACGTCAAGAAGTGATCAAGAGAAACCGATGTCATCTCGGGAGTCAGGGGAAGAGAGTAGCCGAGAGGTTCTTCCATTGTCAGGATGGTTTCAAGAGAGTCGACACTATTAAAGAAGGTCAGAAGACGGCGTAACTCCGACAGAGCGGGATTTCCGGCTTTCATCATTTCCGCAAGAGAGGAACAGAGGAGCTGATAGGCATCATGAAGAGGAAAACTTCGTTGAGGAAAGATAAACTGGTCAATTCCCAAGGAGTAACCATAGTGTTCTCCTTGATACGTAATGTGAGACTTACGAAAGTCAAAGAGAATGGCGAGACGGTCGGTTTCGAGGTATTCTCGTCCTTTTTCCGTTTCATAGGGAAGAGAAAAACGGGAACTCTTGTCATGTGAAGAGAAGAGACATAAGAGGACATTATTGGGTGTGAGAGAGTAGTGTGTAAAGTCACACGTGCGGTGAGCCCATCGGAGGGCGTAGAGAACTTGAAGATAGACTTCTAAAAACTGGGTGGCGGAACAGGACGAACAGTAACTTTCCAGAGTCTCCTGAGGAGAGACATTTTCAAGAAGAAGATAGAAAACGGGATGTCCTTCGGGGAAATTCCGGAAGAGAACTTTGTTCGGAAAAGAGTCAAAGAGAGGACCGAAGGACTGGAATCCGCCATAGACATAAAGAAAGTTTGGAATGTCTCTTCGAAGTTGGTTTGTTCCAAAGAGTCCGATAAAAGTTTCATGAATAAAACGGAACTCATTATCGATAAGACGGACGAGAAAAAAGTTCTCCGTGTCTTTCGGAGATCCGGAAAGGAGATTGAGTCCTTGAGTTGGAACGAGTCGGAGCCAGTGACGGAGCCTCATTCGAGGCGTCGCCCAACCAGGAGTGACGGGATTCACGTAGAAGAGAGAGTCGACGAGACACATGGTCAGAGCCAGAAGATCAGGACTGTAAAAGGTGTCGGGAACAAGAGAGGGAAGTTTTTCCAGAAGTCGGGGGCGATGAGATTCAAGAGACATCAACTGAGGAACACAACAGAGAGTTCGCGACGTGAGGAGAGTCTGCTCACGTTGGATTGTGTTTTCGGTTTCTTGTTGTAAAGTGTCCCAGATCGAAGAAACGAGAGAACGAGCAAATTGGAATCGTTCCAAGATAACATCAGATCGGACGAGTGACATGATTTAAATAGGAAATAAATCTTTGTTTAAGAAGGGTAGATTTATTTCAGTGATTAGGAAAACATCAGATAACGGAAGAATTGTAGACCGGACCAGTACCAGATGTCTGGATCGGGGCGAATCGAAAGATGGTTAATGGCATCGATATCTTCTGAAATTTTGTTGAGTTCCGGAACGAGAGAGGTATAGAGAATTTCTACGATTTCGCGGAGGTGGGGAAGTTCAGACTCCAAGTCGACATCGGAGACAGTCTGACCTGAACACGAGAGAGAGTCAACAAGAAGGTCAAGTTGTTCAATAAGGTCGAGAGTCTTGGCCACATGAAGGACGTACTCTCGATGAGCATTAATTATAGCTTCTGAGAGTAGGATGGAAGAAGGAAGTCCAACAATGTCAACACGGGGAATTTGCGAAAGACGAGTTGAAATTTGGAAGACGAGTTGGCCGAATTTCTTCAGGGCCTGGTCCTTATGATGCTGATAGGGAAACTGAGAGATGACACTTTCAAGAAGTTTAAACTGTCTTCGTCGAGAAAGAATAACAGTCATATCACAGAAGTCAAAGAGGTCTCGAGGAGGATGGACTTGATGAAGACCGAGTTCCTCAATGATTTTCTCATATGTCAGACACAGACGTTCGCCTTGACAGGAGAGGAGAGGTTCGGATCCCGGCTGACTTCGAAGAAATGGTGTTGCCCAGTTCTGACGAATAAACGTGATAAAATCATCAAGAGAAAGTTGACTTATCTCTGGAGTCAGAGGGAGAATGTAGGTGGAGTCCGAATGCTTTCGGACAATGTCTTCGGGTTTTTCCTGAGGTCGGAAGAAGAGGAGGAGTCGTGATGCCTCGTCGAAGGTGGGATTTCTCGTCTGCATCATCTTAAAGAGAAGCCAATTGAGAAGCTTATATGCGTCATAGAGAGGAAAACTCCGATCGGGATAAATGAAATAAACCGGAACATTCCAAACACCAAAGTGTTGATCGTTATACTGAATGTGAGCTCGACCATAGTCAATGATAGTTGCAATGGCGTCCGTCAGAAGATATTCCGTTCCACGTTCTGTCTCATATGGAATTGAAAAGACTCCCTGGAAAGAGGGAATTTTACGAAGAAGGACATTGTGCATGTGAAGATCGTAGTGTGTAAAGTCGATAATTTTATGAGCTTGACGAAGAGCGTAGAGGATCTGGAGATACTTCTCAAGAAACTGGTCAAATGTGGCATTACGAATATAGTCACCAAAAGATATCGAGGGAGAGATGTTTTCATAGATGATATATTGATAGGACTTTCCCGAACTTCCACACCAGGAGACGACGTCTCGAGTTTCCGGATCAATAAGAGGAGGAGAGCAACGAAATCCACCATAGACATAGGCAAAGTTGGGAACATACTCTCTCAATCGATTTGTGCCGAAGAGACCGACGAAGAGTTCATGAGTGGCGTCTCGATTGGCTTCATCATCTCGGGGAGCTTTAATGACAAACATATCACTAGCTTCTTCAAAGGAGGCGACCATGGCATATCCAAAGGCAGATTCCTTTCCAATACGGCGCAGATGTGAGATCCAGTGGCGAATTCGTTGATGAGACGTGAAAGCTCCCCCTTCTGCCGGAGAAAGATGGATGACAGTGTCTGTGAGACACATTATGGCTAGCATCATCTTTGCATTATAAAACTCCTTTTGAGAGATATTCTTTAACTTTCGAGTGTCGACTCCGAAGAATGTATTTTCAAGGTGTTTAAGTTGTTCAACGGGACAGATAGACGTCGTCTCAAGAATCTCCGCTTCGATTGACATCTGTTTTCTCTCTCCTTCAGAGTATCTTTGTCGAATGTCGGGTTGACGAAATGTTTTAATTCGTTGATCCACGAGGGATTCAATCTCCTCACTGGTTGGAAGTGACATAAATTGATCTTTACAATGAAAGAACATTATTTTTTTTCCCAAATTATGACTCTATTATCTTTGCCACTTTTGTCTTTTATTTCTTACTTTCCTTTTATCGTCTCCTGTCTGGATCAGAATACGTTAGAGTCTCCTCCTCTCTTTCTGCATTGTCGGGATAATACGACGTTGAAGATGTGTCCTCTATCTTCCTCTGATCCATTTTTATCTCGTTCGACACTTTCTTCTTTTCCTCCGAGTTTTTATCTCCTTCTTGGAGTGTTGTTGAATCTTGTGTTGACGACGATTTTATGTTTCTGTCGGTCTCGCCGGATGTCAAAGCAACTTTCAGATTTGGAGACAGAAGCCATAATTTCAGAGTTACCCGCGCTTCTTCGAAAGCGTCTTCCTCCTCCCCGGGAAGAGTCGGAAAAGGAAGTCTATGAAATCGTCTATCAGACGTTTGAGAAATTGCTGACTCAAGCCTGGAAAGAAGCTAATCAGGATTCTCTTCAGATTAAAAGTGACTCTCCTCTCCGGAAACTATGCTGATTGTTTTAAAACCATATCTGATAACAGATTATCAGATATGGCTTTGACAGGTCTTTTTTCCGACTTTCAGAACATCGATGTCTTTGAAGAAATTCGGGAAAACATGAAACGAGAGGAACTTCGACAGTTTAATTCTTCCTTTTTTTTTCGAAAAGGAGAAAAAAATGAAAGAAGAGAGATTCTCAAAGTTAAAATGGAGATAAGAAAGATTGTTCAGTTAAAATGGATCCGACGGAACTTCTTTGTGAGATACGTAACAGTTTTTCTCGGTCTCCTCCGGAGATAACTTCAGATCTTCTTCCGCCTCCATATTCTCTTCCTTTAAATCGACGTCCGGTTCTCGAGAAGAATATTGTTATAGCTCCAACGATGTGTGATCGGCCCGATGAGCGTATCTGTGATATTGAGAAATATCATGAACTTTTTCAGATGAAGTCGAAATATAATGATCAGGATAAGGAGTATCTGAAGGCTCGGGCTCGGACCAATCCGTTTGAGGAGATTGGGCGCTCGATTTTTATGAATCGGGCGGCGATTAAACTTGCTAACATTGATGCAGTGTACAATCTGACACAACATTTTGGAGGTCTGATGAAGAAACATGTTGATGAAATTTTCACCTTCTGTGACATTGCTGCCGGACCGGGAGGTTTTACACAGTACTTACAGTTTCGCTGGCCCAACTCGATGGGATATGGTATTACCTTGAAAGATGAAAATGATTGGAACCGTTCCAAACTTGACTTGAGTCGATTTAGTATTTTCTATGGTGATGATGGGACGGGTGACCTCTACACCAATTGGCAGGGATTTGTCACTCACGTTCGAACGAATGAGCCAGATGGTGTTGATCTCATTCTTGGTGATGGAGGATTTGACATTGAGAGGGAGGCATCCAAATTCGAGGAAGCCGAGCGTCCTCTAACTCCGACGACACGTTCCTTTCGGTATCAGTGTCAGGAGTTTTTGTCAAGTCGTCTCATCTTGTGTCAGATTCTGGTTGCGTTGAAAGTTCTTCGGACGGGGTGTACGTTCGTCTGTAAAGTCTTTGACACGGTGACTCCGATCTCGGCTCAGCTTCTCTTTCTTCTCGCCTGTAGTTTTGACTCTCTCTCTATCTTTAAACCGGTGAGTAGTCGGCCGGCCAATTCCGAGCGCTATCTCATTTGTCAAGGTCTCCGGGAAAACATTGAACCTTATGCTGATCTTCTGGCGGAGGCTAATAGTGCGTACACCGCGACACATAATGTCGTCTCTCTCTTTGATACACCTCTTCCCGAGGACTTTCTCAAGTGGCTCTATCAGGAGAACATGCGCAGTATTAACCGACAACTTGAAGCTGGAGAGCTTCTTCTTCGTTACTGGAATGGAGAAAACGTTTCCATTCCTCGATATAATCTTCATAAGGCCCTGATTGTCTGGAACCTTCCAGATAATCGACCCTCTCGGAGATCCCGCATCAAGATTTAGCTTTGTCTACTGTCTACGTTGAAAATAGTTATATGTTCTTCCTCCAAAAGAACATATAACTGTCGGGATATCAAGTTTTCTTCGTTCTTGATCAACGAAAGAGTAGACGAGACACTTGCATAATTCCAATTTTCATTTTCTGAGATAATAACTCTGACAGAAGAATTTCTTTCTCAGTTTTAACAAGGAGATATTATAAGAGAGCTGTAATCAAGTTGATATGTCTCCAAAATCTATCAACTTGATATGTGTTGGATATTTATCAACATTGATATGTGTTGGATATTTATCAAGTTGATACAACTCCAATATTTTATCAACTTGATATGTGTTGGATATTTATCAACATTGATATGCTTCCAAAATCTATCAACTTGATATGTCTTGGATATTTATCAACATTGATATGTCTTGGATATTTATCAACATTGATATGACTCCAAATTCTATCAACTTGATATTTGTTGGATATTTATCAACATTGATATGCTTCCAAAATCTATCAACTTGATATGTGTTGGATATTTATCAAGTTGATATGTCTCCAAAATCTATCAACTTGATATGTGTTGGATATTTATCAAGTTGATATGTCTCCAAATTTTATCAACTTGATATGTGTTGGATATTTATCAACAGTGATATGACTCCAATTTCTATCAACTTGATATGTGTTGGATATTTATCAACATTGATATGCTTCCAAAATCTATCAACTTGATATGTGTTGGACATTTATCAAGTTGATACAACTCCAATATTTCTATCAACTTGATATGTTTTGGTATTTATCAACTTGATATGTGTTGGATATTTATCAAGTTGATATGCTTCCAAAATCTATCAACTTGATATGTGTTGGATATTTATCAAGTTGATATGTCTCCAAAATCTATCAACTTGATATGTGTTGGATATTTATCAAGTTGATATGCTTCCAAAATCTATCAACTTGATATGTGTTGGATATTTATCAAGTTGATATGCTTCCAAAATCTATCAACTTGATATGTGTTGGATATTTATCAAGTTGATACAACTCCAATATTTTATCAACTTGATATGTGTTGGATATTTATCAACATTGATATGCTTCCAAAATCTATCAACTTGATATGTGTTGGATATTTATCAACATTGATATGCTTCCAAAATCTATCAACTTGATATTTGTTGGATATTTATCAACATTGATATGCTTCCAAAATCTATCAACTTGATATTTGTTGGATATTTATCAACATTGATATGTGTTGGATATTTATCAACAGTGATATGACTCCAAAATCTATCAACTTGATATTTGTTGGATATTTATCAACATTGATATGCTTCCAAAATCTATCAACTTGATATGTGTTGGACATTTATCAAGTTGATACAACTCCAATATTTCTATCAAGTTGATATGTTTTGGTATTTATCAACTTGATATGTGTTGGATATTTATCAAGTTGATAGAAGTTAGAAATCTATTCATGTGAATATGCTGCCGAAATCTATCAACTTGATATGTCTTGGATATTTACCGACAGTGATAGTGATAGGTTTTGGATATTTATCAACAGTGATAGATTAGATATTTATTTCCAGAAATATGTCTTGGATATTGATAAGTGTTGATACGATTCTTAATTAGATTATTAGATTGTCTGAACTTGATTATGACATATTTCAGCTCGTCGAGATTTCGATTGATTAGGGATTCGACGGAATGAGGATTTCTTCAGGGAAGGGAAATAAATGGGATAGATTGAGACTGAAGTTGGAGTTGGCGAGAACGAGTTTCGATTCGGATATTGGGATCTGAAGTCGATGAAGGGTAGATTCATTGGACTTTCATGAAGACAGTGAAAGAATGTTAGGAGTTGGTTGGATCAAGGGATAGATTCCCGAAGAGTTTAACAAAGGTGTTCTTTAATTCAGGATTCTGAGAGACGGCCTGATAGAGTCTGGCTTTATATCCCAACATTTTATGTTGTTCCTGTTGTTGCGAAACTTCTGTTAAAGGAGATGGGAGATTTTTATAGGCGATCTTGACTCCCATTGCGGTTAAGGTCTTAATATTTTGGACTTTGAGGACGGTTTTGAGTTCGGCTGAGGTGCCTGTGATGATAAGTTTAACGAAATGTTTAGGTGGGGGGACGTAGGTGGCGACTTGATCCCAGGGTATTGTGACGACGATTCGTTTGGTTAAATTTAAGTCGATTCGTTCCTCAACCGGTCGAGAGTTATCGAATGTCCACGAAAAGTAGGACAGAGTCTTGATCTCATGATCATTGGAAGCGTGAGAAAGGGGTGTTCCAATATATAGCAGATTATCCTGAACATAGTGGTAGTCGTGAACATGTCCACTGATAACAAATGGAAAGGACAGTGGCCACTCATCTCCTTCCGTTGATACGATGGCTCCCATTTTAGCTCCATAGAATTCTTGATGTGCAAAGACAGCCGTGATATCGTTCAAGGAGGGAGAAAAGAGTTCTTCCACTAATTGTTTATGACGATGACGATAGATTTCTTTTTCCGTCTCTGTTAGAAGGGAGGTTTTCTTGTCAATCTTCAAGTCCTGTTTAATCTTTTCGACGTCTTCCTGATATTTCGAGAGAAGAGTATCCTTCTTCTCTTTCGGAGAGAAGAGTGTGGCCAGGGCTTCAAAGAATCGTCCCGGTGGAACATAGGGAAGGAAGATGAACTTCCGATTCTTAATTGTGTCAATAAGTCCCACATCAACGATTTTTGTTGAATTCCAATATTTCAACGCATTAAAGGGATGTTCTGTTGTTAAGAAGTTAGAGTTATTCGGTCGGTCATGGTTTCCAATTAACACATAGAGAGGGGCGATTTCACTTAACTTCTTCAGAAATCGGATTGATCGCTCTAGTGGGTTGACGTGAATGAGAGCGTGACGATCAAGAATATCACCCAGGACGACGATGAAGTCAGGATTCTTTTGACGAATAAGAGGGAGAGCCTTGTCAACAAACTCATCTGTGAAGACAACATTGTCTGTTTTAAAGTGAGGATCTCCAATCGCGATACATGTCAAGGAGGACATTGTTTTTCCGATGATTTAAGTCATAACAGGAGCTGATCAATATTTAACGTCGATGGATTGGAATGACTGTGGGAGAAGAATCGACAGAAGTTCCTTTCGTTTAACGGAAGAAGGGTGAATCTTTTTGGGAAACTGAGACTCAGCTGTTTTAGGAAGTCGGTAACATTTCAAATCAAGCGAAATCCGATTGACAGAGTTTGATTTGGGAGGTTGGTTGAAACTGATAAAGAGATTAGTCGAAATCGGAAGTATGTTGTCGAGAGGGGGAATATATAGAAGAAGAGTTTGGATTCTTCAGATGGTGTAGGAGGACTTGTCTGACGACTTCCAAGTTTTCAAAAGAAAGAGAGATTCAAGAATAAAATTGAAGGAATTACATTAGCTTGATTTAGTTTCTCTGAACAAGATATTATGGTTGATAGAGAGGTGAGAGAGATACTTGAGAGATATTGTCGTGAGAACAAACCGACGATTTACGAGAGACCGGAGGAGTTTTTGCGATGTAAGGAGTTTCTTTTAAAACAGAGATATACTGGGAAACTGTATCGAGAGACGAGTTATGAACCTCTCACACAGGTAAAAGAGGGTGACATCATTGACTATACGAATCGATTTACATCATGGTCAACTGAATATGATGTTGCGGATTGTCGAGTATGTGAGAAGAGTATAATCTTAATTTTGGACGCGAAGGACATTCCCGGATACGATGTTACGAGGTTTTCCGATTACAATGAAAAAGAAGTTTTGTGTGCGCCAGGATTGAAGCTTCGAGTTGGTAAAAGAGTTGGGATAAAAGTTTATGTTGAGCAGAGTGAGACTTCAGATTGAAAGTAGGTTTCCGATGACATGACATATAACTTCTTTTTCTTTTGGAAGAAGTTATATGTTTGAGGTATGTGTTTTATTTAAATTCTTCTAAAATTTACGTCAGATTATATTATTTTTTCTAAAAGGTGGATGGAGTATTATGACCCAAGAAGAGAGAGATTGAGTGTATATGTGGAACCGGGAATGTCACGACAGGTAGACTGGAGTGATGGAAAGTTTCGACGAGGAGGTATTCTTCCATATACCGTGATTGATGGAGTACGTCTTTACTGTTTTGCACTGGATTCTTCATCGGCCGACTTGACAGATTTTGGAGGGCGTCGAGATAGAAGGGACAAGGATATTTTGGAAACTGCGTTGAGAGAGTTTTACGAGGAGAGTTTGGGAGTATTTGGGAATATTCGATATTCGGATCTTTTAAATTTGGAGGCTATCTATACGAGAGTGGATGAGGATCGATATACCATGATGTTGTTATTGCCGGTTAATGTGACGGACTTAATTGAACCGGGAGAAGAGTTTTCTCGACGGGCGGCGGAACATATAGATCATGAAAATCGAGCTCTTGTTTGGTTGACTCAGGGGCAGGTATTGAGAGTTCTCGATCTTGATCAGAAGATAATTAATAGAGAGGTGTTGTTTATCATATATCCTCCTGTTCGGATACTTCTGGAGAACTATCTGAAACACTGGCAAAAGCTGTCTTCGAAGAGGATAAGATGTCCGGCCACATGATTCTGTTGTCTTTATCCTGACAAAGGAGGCCTAGATTAATCATGATATTCAGGTCACTCCGAAGATTTCGGGAGATATAACACAACTGAGGATTATTTGACAACTCTTGGTAGAGTTCTTGATAGGAAATAGGGCCAGTTTTGGCCAAGATGGAGTTGATAACACTCAGACGAAAGACGAAACAGTCACGTTGCTTATTATAGTTTGGAAATTTTGGATAGGCACTGTCGGGGACACGGAGAATTGAACGAAGAGAGGAGGAGGAGGAGGAGGCGAGTTGCATTTTTCTTTTTTTTTTCTTGGATAAAAAGAAATGAATTTCTTTGCGACGGTTTTCTTTGGGGTGCTTTTAGCATTAATTGTTTTTGCGGGACTAATGGGGATACTTTTGAGAATGTTTGGTCGGAATATAATGGATAATCTTACGGCGAGTATATCATCAGGGATACGAGAGGGAGTTAAAAATGAGATGGGGGATATTCGACGTGTAGTGTTGGACGAGATAAGAAAATGGAATTAGAGTCAGTCATCTTCTCTGAAAGAAGATGAGAGAAGATGAGAGAAAATTAAGGTTGACGAGGGGGAGAAGAGGGGGGAACTCGAGGGAAACGAGAGGGAGGAGGAGGGAGTTTGGGTTTTTTGGAAGGGGGAGGTTTTTCGGAGGGGGGAGGTTTATCGGGGAGGGGACAGGACTGAAGGAGATCGGACATAGAGGTGAAGTTTGGGGAGAGAGGTGGGGAGAGAGCGGTGATTTCCTGAGAAGGAGTTCCCCAAGGGGCGAGAGTGACCATGTAGTCAAAATAGCGCTGAATATAGTCTTCTTTTTCTGTCAGACCGTCAACAGGGATACCCCATTCAGAGAAGAGGAGATCGAGTTCTTCAAGAGAGTGTTTCATGAGATCTGAGATTTGTTCGTGTTTAAGTTGACATTCTTCATTGAGGGCCCCCGAGCGTAAGAGTTGTGTAGCTTGAGGGGGAGTGATACGGGTTTGGAGAAGAACAGTTGGAGGAGGAAGTTTGGGACTGGCGAGAATTGTAACAAGATCAATGGGAGGAGGTGAAGGAGACGACATCTTTAAAAGAGAAGAGGAAATGTTTGCTTTGAAGAGATGATAATTTCACTTAAAGTTTTCTTTTTCTTTTTTCTTTTCTTTTTTTTAAAGGTTTTTTGTTGGAAGGGAGAGACAGGTGAGTCGGAAGGAGAGGTGAATACAGATGAGGCGTTCAGCTGACAGAATGTGAGAGAGGGGAATATCGTTAATGACGAGGGGAGTTCG